GCGTTAATAGGAAGCTACAGATACCAGAAATAAGACCATTCTTCCCTCCACCACGAGCCATCATGTATAAGAACTTGCGAAAGACTATCAAGCCATTTTCTTTGAAGAACAAAAAGATAAACGGTATCAAAAACTTCTGGAAAGGCTCTAACTTGAAGAACCACTTCTCGATATAACCAATGCAATCTTCTATCTTCTTCTCGTCAAAGTAAATCTCACCACTCTTTACTCTTGGTTCTATCTCATGTTCAAGATATTCAAAGAGTTCTTTGCGCTCCTTGTTTACATCAATTCTACCAGACTTAAAATCTTCAACGTATGCATCTACGTATTTTTGTATCAAACGAAGTCGTCCTCGTCAATGTCATTACTTTTCGCTTGTTTGGCCAAAAGTTCTTCACGTTTTTTATCAAAGAAAGAATCCAGCTTGATTAGAGAAGCATTCACTTTTGTTTTGCTGGTGACTGCTGGATTTTCTTTTAAGAATGTCTGGCTTGCGTTTTTGGTCAACACCATAACGCCCTCTTTTTTAATTGATTTATCTAATTCATAGAAAATACCTACTAAGTTCAAGTATCTATCTACTTTTTCAACTTCAATAGCGTTATCTTCATCAATTAGAGACCGTAATTCTGCCTCTAATTCCTTCATTTTTTGCTGTTTTTTTGTCTTCGCCATTCCGCATGAATCCTCCTAGGTTTACAGTTAATGTTCGTGTTTTTAAAATTTTAGACCCCCAAATGTCTAAAATAGCGCATGTTTTTGGTTAGTTAAGCATCCGACGGTTTACAGATTTTTCAAAAAAACGTACGTTATACGAGCGGGGGGGTATATCGTACGGATTTAAGAAATCGTGTAAACCTACCAATCAAACATTTCATCATCAAATTTAATCGTTGATTGATATCGATTATGTCTCTTGTCATGACAATCATGACAGAGAGTACGTAGGTTGTCGAGATCCCACGCTAGCCCAGGATGATCCTTAACCTGCTTGATGTGGTCAACCTCAAGTCTCTTAGTCGTTAGCTTGCCCGCTTGCTTGCAGAAGACACACTCATTTTTATCTCTTTTAATTGCTTGCCTACGTAGTCTCTGCCACGCTCTCGTGTTATAAAACGTATCATATATAGATTGTTTGGATGATGTATCAATTTGCTTCATATATAATATGTATATCAAAATTTGTTAATCGAATTTCCCTGATTTAAAAATTTTTAAAAAAATAATAAAAAAGTGTTGACATACGTCAACACCTGTGCTATAATATACTCAGAAAGGTTGATAGAACAGCTTTTCTAAAGAAATAAAAAAAGATAGATTCCCATCGCTAAATAAGAAATCTATCTTAGTCGTATCACACCAATCAGAGATCAATGCTATTTAATTATAACATAAATCCTCTGATTCGCCAAAAAAGAAAAGAGGTATCATGATGAAAAAGGTAATCATCACAATCGTAGCAATCGCAACAATCGCAACAGTCGCATTTAAAATCAATGCGCTTGAGAGTCAAAATCGTGAATTAAAAGAAGACATTGAATTCTTATACGGTCATCGTGACCTAAATAAAGACTTGTCTGAATTCACTGCGGAAATGAAAGAATTCTTCGAATGGTAATTAATATGTGGACAATACTCATCATACCATTGTTTTTACTAGTCCTGCTGTTCTACTCAGCAGGTCTAGTAATTAAATTTATCGCAGGTGCAATCATATTTATTATCGCATTAATCATTATCTTGTTAATGATTGATATAAAAAAATAAAAAAATTTAATAAAAGTGTTGACATACGTCAACACCTGTGCTATAATATAGTCAAGATAAAGGAAGGGAGTTCAAAAAGAACTCAAAGGAAAAATAAAATGGCAACATATAAAGAGTATAAAAAAGCGTTGAGAAAGCAAAAAGAACAAACGCAAGCAATCCGAAACGAAGTTTTTTCAGATAAAGCAGAAATATTAGCGAAAGACCTTGTAAAGATTTCAAATGGCGACGTTTATAAAATTATTCAAAAATTCGGTCGTAAATATGAAGATAGTACAATCATTAAAATTGAAGAAGAAAACGTACAACATCATATCGATGAAGCTAAAAAAGTTAGAGAACTTGCTGAAATTATGGCAAGCGTGAAATAAAGAGGTAACTCAATGAAAATTGATACAAAGAAGGTAGAGATGGTCTTGTTGAACAGGGCCATCCCTGCTCATTTTTTGGAAAAAGAAATCGGAATCAATCGTTCTGCCGTCACTCGAATTAGAAACGGAGAACGTAAAATAGGCAATCTCACGCTCGATACTGTTATTAAAATACAAAATTGGATCGATGCAGGTAATTATCATTTTAGCTATGATTACAGCGGTTTAATCAAAGAGCTAGAATCTGATATCGCAGAAGGTCTAACAGACGAATATCTATACATCGTTAGAGGGGATTATCTTGAGGCGTTGGATTATAAGCCAATCGTAGATTACTACTACACACACGAAGAAATTGAAGAAGGTGATCTGGCGGAGAAGATAAAGACACAAGATGCATTATCTGAAATGAGGAAGTATAATGAATTGAAGAAAGACTAAAAGACGGGTAAGATTCCCGTCTTTATTTTTGTCTAACAAAGGCATGAGATAAGCCTTTCAGCCACTCATAAAACAGCTTGTATGTAGTAGTCTTAGAGTAATACATATACTTCCTGCCTGCGCCTGAAATATTCATTGACTTGTGTACGAATACGGCTTTAATCGCTTTGAGCAGATTTTCATCTGTGTTCTTCACGTACTCGCTGATAGCGTCTTGCCACATGTTCAATTTTTTAAGCTCGTCATCTGCTTCTTCAATCTCAATGATTTTCAGCGCTTGCGGAGTAACAGGCTTTGTACTTTTGATCTCAGCATTCTTGTCCGTCTCTCTGTACGGATAGCGCAAATCTTTCTTTCTCTCAGCTATCATCTGCTTGATTTGATTGTGATAATAACGCCTTAACCAGAGTATCTCTGCGCTAAATTCAATCGTTAAATCTTTCTTGTTCACGCAATCCTCCTATTTCTTCATCACATCGTTTAACCTGCTTCTTCAGCCAATCCCTGCGCTTGGACGCTACTTGTAGGCCAAAATCCCTCTGCACGACTGCCATGTGCTCGGGTTCTAAATCTCTCAAATAGCATTTCTTCGCATGCTCTAGCTGTTCTATCTTATCCTCCAACATTATTTCTCTCCGCAACTTCTTTCAAATTCTTGGCGATTTGTTCGTCAATCGTCTTATTGAGCTTGTCTACCTGCTCTGTGATTTCAGCGTTTTGTCTCTCCAATCTAAAGACCTTATCATTTAGGTTTTGGTTCGCTTCAGATTGCTTGTAAAACCCAAAGCATGTCACGCAAACAAATACGCATATGATTAAGTAAGTAAACTTATTTAAAAATTTATCTGAGTTCATTTTAATTTTCCTTTCGTCTTAAATATTCGGGTATATCGTCTCCGACCGAAACAGATTCGTACTGATCCTTATTAACCAGATACTTACCATAATGCCTGACTGTGATGTGATACCTGCCATTGACTTCTTCTTTATGAGTTACTACAGGTCGGCTAAACACCGCCCCTGCGTAGAACGATACTACGCAAGAAGCGATAAAGAATATTAATTTAATCTCGGTCATTGGTTGCCTCCAAAAGTTCCGGATTTTCAAAGACATTGCCGATAATTTCTCTATCGCTTGCCACGTTACACAATCGCTCGAAATTATTGTATCTAATTAAGCTATTCGTCCACATTCCCAGATCCTCTCTGTATTCGACAAATCCATTTAACAGACCTTCTTTTGTCCCGATAATGTCTTTTTCGTATATTTCCACTAAATTATTATCAAACAGACCTGTGAATCGACCTATCGATTCGTTATCAACAGGACACCAAGAGCCGATAGTTATATACTGTTCGTTAGCTTCTATGACTTCGTTGACAATGAATGCTTTTCCATTATCTGCTATCAGGTATCCGTATTGCCATTGACCTTTGCTATTTTCGTCTATAGATAAGCCTCTGTATGGTGCTATCATCTAATCACCTCCAGCAATTCTGGATTTTCGTGAATATTGCTGATTATTTCTATGCCACTCGCTACATTGCCTAAATATTCATAATAATCATACCCCTTTAGGCAATTAACCCACATTCCTAAATCAGTTCTAAATTCAACCACACCTTTTATTGGATGATTTTCCGAAGCAGTTATATCCCCCTCGAAAATCTCCTGCCCGTTCTTGTCCTTGAGGCCTGTTGATTGCATGAGAATGATATTTTCATCTCTTGGATGTAATTCGATTTCTTGGTTGCGATTTCTGTAAATCTCAGCCATACCGTTCATTGTTTTTGTTTCTCTATCCCACGCCCTAAATTTTAGAATCATTTGTTCACCTCATCAATATCTTTCCACTCACCAGTGATTGTGTTTTCTAACAAAATATATGGCGTAACTCTATCTGAAAAGTTAAAACAAATCTTTATTTCTTCCCATTGACTTCTAGTGTATGGATATCTGTTTGGTCTCATCTTTCTACCTCTCAATCTTTATTATTTTTAAAGAACTTATAAAAAATTACTGACCAATACGAAGCCCACATAAGGTAGGATAACGATTGAAGGAATTGTTCTACTGTCATCCTTCCACCTCCTCGACTTCAAACAGCGGGCTATTGAATACTTCACCAAACCCTGCTTCTTCAAGCTCTTTGCGGGTAAATTGAGTAGCTAATTCTCCCAAGGAAAAGAATAGTCTCTTTTCCACACTGTTATAAAATAGCGGTTGCCTTGTCGTTCTCATTTTTACTGTATACCGTTTCTCCTTCTCAACCTCGTAGCCATACAACTTCATCTTGACCAAAGTTTTTACGGGATCGTTGTTGCAGTTATGTAACCATTGAATAAATTGCATATTTTCTATCTTTTCAGGTTCATCTTTGTGTTTAATCCAATCCCAAATATTATACTCAAGATCTTCTTTATACTCTTCAAACCAATCCGCCACGAACTGCGGTACGACTGACTTATTCAATTCTTGCCGAATCTTATCAGCATCCTTCAATTGATTTCCAACCCATGCGCCCTCAAACTTGCCTTGTTCGTAGCCTTCACGCCATTTAGCATGGCTAAAATCTTGCTCGAATTCGCCCATGATGGCTTTTAGCCAGACCTCTCTGTCATGCAATGGTAATTCTCGCAATCGTGCTAGTATGTTCTTAACATAGCGAGGCGCTTCGTCTGCTTTACCTGTTTCTGGTTCGTCTAGTTGTTCAATCTTTGCAATAATCTTATCTACATCAATTCCGTTTATAAACTTGTTTAAACCGCCTTTTAAAGACTCGCAATATTCAATCAATTCCTGTTTATTCATTTTCTTTCTCCATTTCCTCAATCAACCAATCCAGGTTTTTACGTGCTTTCTTCAGGTCTTCCAGTCCGTTCTTGCCCTGAAACCGCAACAGATATTTAATCACATTGCCCCAATAAAATCCTTGCACGGCTGATAAATTACCTGCGAAGTTTCGGACT